ATCTCTTATAGAACCTATCTTAACTTCGTATGTTCTTTCTAAAGGATATGTTACTTTTTTACCCATTAAAGTAAATGATACTTTGCCATTCTTAACATTTATATCTTCACCATGAATAACTGATAATACAGAATTACCTGTATCAAATTTTGCAACCATATCACCATATGGTTTTATTGTTACAACTTCTCTATGACCACATTGAGAAGGTGCATGAACCCAATTTTTTCTATCTGAAAAATGTTCTAAAATTTCTTTACTTATATTTCTGCCTGTTGCTTCTTCCATACCCTCTGTGCCAGGTGATGAATTTACCTCAATCATAAATGGCGGTTCTGTTTTTCTATTTTTTGAAGGTATAAAATCAACTGCCGTCCATAAACCATCAACTGCTTTGGCAGCTTTTAAAGTTTCTGATATTTCTAATTCTGTTAATTTTAAAGTTTCTGGTTTTGAACCTTGTGATACATTACTTCTAAAATCACCTTTGATAACTGGTCGTTTCATTACAGATAATATTTTACCACCTAATACTAATGCTCTAACATCAAAATCTGTTTTTACATACTCTTGAACTAAAAGGTCGGCGTCTTCATCTTGTTTGTTTACTAATTGAACAATAGAATCTAAACCTATTTCTGATTCTACAAATAAAACACCTACACCTTTTGAGCCTCTAAGTGTTTTTAGTATAATAGGAAATTGAGTTTCTAGTTTTTCAAAAGATTTCATAACATTATCTTTATCATGAACTAGAGATTGTTTTGGTTGTTTTAAACCGAACTCAGCTAATTTAAGTGCTGTTCTAAATTTGTCTGTACAAATTTCTATACAATCCCTACTATTAATACAACACACTTGATGTTTTTCAAATAGAGATACCATATCCATCCAACTGTCTTTTCTAACAACTGAACCTCTAAAGATTGCTATCGTATCTTTATTTACAATAAAACCTTTTTCATCTTTTTGATTATGAACTCTACGAATACCTTTTTCAAATGATGTATAACCACCTGTAAGTTTGTAAAGGTAATAATCCCAACCTAACTTTTTAGCTTCTTCTTGTAATCTGTCTGCTGTATGAAAGGTCTTGGCCTGTTCAGGTTCATCCGTGATAATGACCAATCTAGGTTTATCATGTTTTTCTTCTGTTAAGTATTCTTTAAAATTAGGTACTTTCATCTTCCGCTTTTTTGCCTATGTTATATTTAGCAGATAGATTCCATTCGTTTTTTTCTTTGAAAGGTAATACTTTAATTTGACTTAATGGTGCCTTGTTTTCAGCACTTTCTTTCTTGACAATATCTATCAAAGACCAATCTTGTAATAGAATCGCTATTGTGTTTCTTCTTTGTATATCATTTTCAGATAGTGTTGCATTTTTACCATCAAGAGCAAATAACTCTTTAAAGTGTACAATAAAATATTTTCCTTGTTTGTGTAAGATATGACAAGATTGATATAGTGTTTTATCTTTACGACTTGCTACACCTATTCTTGTTAGTGTTTCTCTTATTTTTAAGAAATCATCTGGTTGTTTTATGGTAACTTCTAACATACTATCTGGAGTCCATGTTATATCATTCATTTCCTTTTTCTCCCACCTTTGTCAATAGATAACTTGATTAATTCAATTTGCTCTTTGGATAGTATGGATAAAGCCTCTCTTGCTTTGTCATTGTTGTAGCCATAATATTCTTTCACATACTCTAAGTCTTTCAATTTAGTCTGTGATAGCCACTTACCACCAAATCGCTGTCTTTTCCTTATACTATTTATGTAAAAGTGAAATTGAACTTTCTTATCAAGGAAATGATAGCCATTCATTTCGTTTGCCTGTGCTATTGTATCATAGTGCATAGACAAACATTTATTGATTACATAAGGTGGGTATTTCTTTACCCAATCAGTATCATCTGTATCAAGTAAAGGTTCCTTTGTAAAATTTATTGCTTTTAAATAATCTTTTAATTCATACATTACTTAAATTTACACCCTGCCATTATCTCAGTTAAACAAGCGACCATATTGATTTCTTGGTCAGCAACAAAAGCTGACTTGTATTGATAGCCTGCAATAATTAATATCGCTTGTGGTATTGAGTTTGGCGTGAGTGCTGTATAAAGAACTTCATAAACACTACGAAATATAGATGATGGTTCTTTATCTAAGTTTTGTACGACCCATTTTCTCATATCATTAAATCTTTTTTCTTTCAGACAAGCAATCAACTCTTTATGACTTACTTCTGAAATACTAAAAAGAATACCACTATCAATTTTACCACGAACTGAATATCGTTGTAATTCATTGATGGTTCTTCTGAAATCTGGATAATGTTTTTGTATTAATTCTGCTAGTATCTTTTTATCATAATCAACCTTTTCAGTTTCTAATACTTTGCATAATCTATTTAATAGTGCTGTAGCAGTCTTTACTCTTTGACCATTTACAATTCTAAAATCAATAACAGTACAACGACTATGTAATGCTGGTATCAATTTGTTTTTGTAATTACAAGTAAATATAAATCTACAATTATTAGCAAAAGTTTCTATAAAGTTTCTCAAAGCAGGTTGTACAGATTCGGCGTTCATATAATCTGCTTCATCTAGAATAACGACTTTGTGTTTACTTTCTGTTGATAATGATACTGTTGAAGCAAAATTTTTAATCTTGTTTCTTAGTGTATCTATTTGACGGCCTTCATCTGAGCCGTTGATGATAATATAATCAGTACCTAATTCTTCACACAAGGCACGAGCAACCGTGGTCTTTCCTGTACCAGCGGTGCCCGATAATAACAAGTTTGGTATTTCGCCTTGTTTTAAAAACTCAGTAAAAGTCTTTTTTAGGTCTTCTGATAAAATACATTCTTTAATTTTTTTAGGTCGGTATTTCTCAACCCATAAAAAGTCTGACATAATATAAACCTCAATTTATTCATTAAAATGTTGAATCTGGTTCTAATGCAATCCAATATTGAACTGGTCTAGAACGATTGGTAAAATGACTAATTTTTTGTGATGATATTGCAACATCATAATCATCTGTTACCAATTTAAAGTTTTCTGCTTTGTAATGAGCTTCAAACTTTTTATCTGATTCTCCAACATCTACTGAATAAGTATTTGAAGTATTATTTTTTCTGTCGGATGCCCTTAGTGTAATATTTTTACCATCACCAACTACCGATACATCTGGTAGATTTAATGTGGTAACACCTTTCATAAGTTTTTCAAACATTTCTTTTTTCAATGTAAAAGAAACAAATGATTCAGGCATTGTTATTGATTTTGATGGTGCTGTAATTACAGATTTATCAGCAAAAAAGTATTTAATTTTTTGCCTTGAATTTTCATCTGCTATCATAACATTAGAACCACCATTAAATTCTAATTTAGGTTTTGCAAACAAATCAATTGACCTTAGAAATTCAGGTAAATCGTATATTGCAAACTCTTGGTCAAAACTTTCAGATATATCTGCCTCTGCCAAGATGTTCTTCATTGTTGATATCGTAGAAAGTTTATTACCTTCTTTTACTAAAATATTAGGGTTGATATCAGCAAAATTTTTTAATAAGTTAATTGTATCACTTGATAACTTCATTATATATTAACCTCACTTGTTCATTATATGGAGCGGGGGGACAGAATCGCACTATCACCTTTTTACTGGAAGTAAAATGTTCTACTATTAAACTACCCTCGCAATTATGGATTATACAGAAACCTTCCTAGAAGTCAAGTCTAGGACGGCTTCTAGTTTAATTAAATTTGTACTAACTTTTTCCAGTCATCAATACCTTTTTCTTGTGGTAATGCACCTGCAATATGAATAAAATCAATTTTCATACCACATTTTTTAAAGTCAGCTAAGATTGAATCTAATTCTTCTCTGAATTTAATTCTTTTATTAGGTATTGTAGAGTTAACTGTAGGCGCTCCCATATGTGCAATACAATATGAGTGTCTGCCTGTTTCAGCATAGTTTCGGATAGCGTTAACTACAAATCTATACTGATAACCCTCTTTAACTAAAAATCCGTATTGGTTTTTTTCATTATCTAAATCGCCAATCACATAATTTTCTTTAGAATTATTTTCTAACCAAATTTGTGTTTTTGATTTATTATAAAAGGCATATTTCTGTGGTGTTCCACAATCCTCTAATACCCATTGTATAATACGGTCTTTTGATTGTTGTTTTCTATGTAAAGACACTTGATTAAGTTTTTTTCTAATTTCTAACTCATCATTTTTTAAAGTACCTTTTCTAACTTTTTTAACAAGATATGCTTTTAAATCTTGTTCTTTATTATTAAGTTTTGGTAATGGTTCATTTTCAATAGCCCTTACATCATCAATAGAATCTTCATCTGCTTCAATTTCTGTAAAGAACCATCTTTTTTGACCAAGTTCCATAAGTGCAAAAGAACGGCCAAATCCATAGACAAGTTCATATTCTTTTTCTATGCCATTAGCTTTTCTTTTAATCACACATGGTGGTACTTGTGTTAAATCTACACCTTGACCAAATGACATTCTTAAATCCTCAATGTGTGCTGGTGTTACACCATGCTCACGGACTAAATTATCTTCATCATCATCAATTAAAATGTTTTTAAAGTCTAGTGCGATTGTTTCTTTTACTTTTACGGTTGGTAGTGTGCTGAAAGT